TACATCTGTCTCTTGTGTTGTAACAACTAATGTATAAGTGTCTGAATATTCCCAGTATAAATATTCATTTTGGTCTAACAATAGTCCTTCTGATACATATACATTATATCCTACATTGAATGGATTGTTAAAATAAGGATGCCAGTCAAATGGATATTGTACATCTCTTTCATTGATGGATAATGTAGATAATGCAAATGACACATTAGGTGATTGCTTTATCTTTGGTTCTGTACCTTCATCTTCAATTGGTTCTGTTTCATAATGGACTTCACCAGTCTCATCAATGACTAATACCAATTGTGCTTGTGCTGGATTATACTCATCATTACCATCATATGATGCAGTAATCAAATATCTACCAGGTGATAGTTGTTGGTTTGATATGTCACTTAATTTCATGTTGGTATATTTTATTTTTTTATTAAACTAAATTTCATGTATACATCTTCATAATCTTATATCTTACTGGCAATTCTAATGGGTTAATCAAATTAGGAAGTGTGTAGTCATCTGATTCTTCATGTTCAACTTCACTACTTTCAAACTCTAATGTTGGTGTCTCTTTACTGTTGAATACAATAGGTTGTGAAGGGTCTGGCATTGCAATCTGTCCATATTTCAAAGATGAAAACCCATTCAAAGAATATTTGTAGGTTGCTTTGTCTCCTGTTGGTGCACTTACTTCTAAACTTGTAAGAAAACAATATCCCATGTACCCATATTCTGGTGGTGTGGACTGTCCCTCATCGATAATTCCAAAACTTATGAATAATTTCTCTCCTGTCAATAATACACTCATCAACATATCATCGTCATCTGAAAATAAACTCTCACCTTCAAGATTCCATGATAAAACTTGGGGATGTGCACCATAGAAATCATCATCGTCATCTTTTGACTTCGTTTGACTATATTGTAGGTTAATTGTTAACCCAAAAACAGTAGAATGAGCAATTTTTTTCCAATTATTGCCTTCTACATAATACAAATTGATACAGTTTCCTGATATAATTTCGTTCATTGTGAATTCTGTTTTTATTTTTATTTATAAAATTTTTGAGAAAAACCGCAGTTTATGGGAAGAGACTTGGGCGCGGTATTCTCTCTCATTTTGCTATAAATTCCAGTACCGGGGTATTGCATGTATGATTGATAGACTTAAGCATAGATTTTTTAAAGATTTTTCATTATTCAAATAAATGCTCTCTAATGAATTATTTTTGTCTTAGATATATAATTACTATATTCGATAATTTGACTTAATCCTGATGCATTTAAAGTATATCTGTGTGAATTTTATGTCTTTCACGATGATGTTTAATACATAAAGATACTAGATTTTTAGGGTCAAGAAGTAGATTCCATTTCTCATCATCATCTTTTCCTGTCAAGAATGGTATTTTATGATGTATTTCTTCTGCAGGTACACTTCTTCCTTCTAATGCACAATCATAACATAGTGGATGTTGCATAATGAATTGGTTGCGTAGTTTCTTCCAATGTATAGAATTATAGAACTTAGAACTTTCATTGCCTTCATGGTTATATTGAACAGGTTTTATGTTATTGAATTTCCTATTTATTTGTGGCATATTCTAGTCCATTGTTTTTCATTAGCATATCGATTAGCAACCAGTTAAGACAATATTGTTTGTTCTTAATTGCCAACTCTTTCAACTTCAATTCCGTATTTAGCGAACCATTCATTGATAGCTTTGTCAATATATTTGTGTAACATATTATTCAGGTCTTTGAACTCTGTAGGTGTAGTATTGTATGTCATCTTTTGTTCTCCCCATTCTAGATTGTCTAATGTGTTGTTACCCTTTATTCCATCTTTATACAATACAGATAATGCATCAGAGTTCTCACATGGTTTGAATGTCTCTAACATCAACCTATTTACACTATATGTCTTTATCCTTCCATTGTCTGATAAGCATACAATAGCATTACCACTTTTCTGATATGATAATGTCAATAGTCTTAATGTCTTCTTGTTCCTTACTCTACCTAATGAAGAAATCAAATAGTTAGGAACTCTTGTAATAGTCTTCCATTGTTCTTCCATATTATTAATAAATTATATTTTTTAGTAAAAATAAAATTTTATTTATAATATAGTTTATATATTTACCATTCTACGACTTCCCATCTTTCACTTACCTTCCTATTGTCAGGATGTTTTACCATGAAACGAATGAAGTCCTGTGCCATTTCTTCTTCACCACCGCACATTTCAAGTAGTTTGTCATAGTCAACCATTCTTATTAGTTGACCTGTCTCTAGATTAGTTACTTTTATTAGCATATCATATAAATATATCTTTTAGTTAAAATAAAAAAATGGAAAGACTTGTTAGTCTTTCCACCAATTTATACCATATATTCTTTTGCACATTCCACACCATTTCCTACTAACATCATCTAAACTACTCTTTATCTTTCCACCATTATATTTCTTCTCTATTGTCCTATATGTATCATTATATTTAGATGAGTTTTGACTAAACTTAACAAACATATCATATCCGTCATCAAAATGATGAAAATCACAAGCAACATGATACCAAACATCATATTGGTTTATTGTGTTAAAATTATCTATAGAAAAACCATTATTTAACAATTTCCATATTGCTTTCCTTACTAATCTATCATCATTGTTATTTTGTGTGAATAATTGTGTTTGAACAGGTTGTTTTTGCTCCTTTTCTATCCATTTCAATTTCCATGGTATTATATCAACATCATTTGGTTTTATCCATTTTTCTAAATCATCTTCATATGATATGAATCTCTTACGTCCTATATTTTTGCATTTCTCATCAATATTCAATCCATATTTTTGACTCCATAATTTAGCTAAATACTTATAATATTCTTTTGTATAACGTCCATCTTCAACCAACACTAGTGCATAAATTCCTTTTCCTGATATTGAATATAATACACCAAAAACATACCACAAATCAAATAGTTCTTTCCTTATTTCATCTAAGTCAATGTCTGGATTATCTTTCTTATCTATGTCAATTGCTATTATATTAGAATAAGTGCTTATGTTCTCATCTTTTGTCTTCATAGTAGGAAAAGTTCCACCAACAAACCAAGTAGGAAATCTAGATTTGAAACTTAATTGTTCTTCACTATGATATTCCATTTCTCTTAGTCTGTCAATTGGTTCTTTGAATCTTGGACCTAACCAAAATAATATTTGTTCTAATGTCATATCAGTTTGTGTATAATCATATACATCTTGATGATAAGTATAACCATCTACTGTCTTTAATACACTATGCTTTGTTTTTAATATATCTACTACTTTCATGTTACTTTGTTACATAAATTACCTAATATTACCATCACTTCTATTCCTTCTTTTATATTTATAATTACTTTTATTTCTTATTCTCTTATATTTTATATTTTATAAGTAACATAAGTAACAAAGTAACAAATATATATAAATAAAGGAACTAGAGTGTTACCTTAACTGTTACTTGTTACTTTCAATGATCAATTAAGATACAAGTTAGTTGTATTCCATTATAATGATGACGTTGTTTTTTGCTAACTTTGAAACCATGTGTATGTAATATTTGTACTATCCTATCAGTTCCACGTGCATCTGATTTAAGATATCTAGTAATCCAAGCAGCAGGAATAATTTTAATACAATTGTATTCTTCATTATTACCCAAAAATGCATTCTCATCATTATTTATATCTTGACTGACTAAACGTATGAATTCATCTTCATCTTTGAATTTACCATCTTTAATAGGATATTTCCTATTGAATATCTTAATGATTGTTTCACTCATAGTATCTTCGTTAGCTTTCTTATATTTCTTTTGCCATTCAATTTCCATTTGTTTTAATTCTGGCTCATGAATCCAAAGATATTGTGATGGGTCATCCTTATAACGATATAGAGCTTCGGCATATAATTGTTCTTTTAGTTCTTCTGGAAGGTCGAACACATCAGTAGTTGGATTGACTTCAACTATCCAAAACCTACGTTCATCAAATGTTCCATCATCAACAAGAATTGATATATTGTTTGTAGAGCCAGACAATACATATGTAATATCATAATCTTTTTCATGTTGCCATTTCAATGCTGCTGTTCTTGAACGTTGTGTAATAAATGACTTCACTTTACCTATTTGTCCTTTGTCACATATATCATCAAAATCATCAAACATAAGAATAGCCCTGCCTTTTGATGCATATACTAATTCTTCTAGTTTCCTAAGGTCATCTGGTGCATCATTATATAGTTTACGTCCATTGATTTTTCCTAACCATTCGAATAAACTAGTCTTTTTCTTACCATGCTCTATACTAGCTAATATTAGCATAGAGTCAAACTTTGCACCTGGCTCATATGTTCGTTTTATCAGTGCAATCATCCAACGTGAGAAATAAGCACGAACTAATGGAGTATCTTCTGCACCATAATAGTCTATAAGAAAAGTGTCTAATCTTTCTTTACCATCCCATTGATGACTCTCAAGCCAATCTTTGAAGAAATTGTATTTATTGTTGTCAATCGTTTCAGCAATTGTCTCTTTTATATCTGCCCTTGGGCACCATTCACCAAAGTTACGTCTAAAGAAATTGAATATTATTGATGGTGTAATATCTTCGTCATATTTGTCACCATTAAATTCTTTAGTCTTGCTATAATCATCAAACTTGAATCGATTCAATGATGGATGATATTTAAATAATGCATCTAAATTATTTTGACAATGTATGATACTTTTTAATGTGTTATCATATTCTTTTATTTCTTTTATAATATATATTACATTACCATCTTTAGTCTCTTCTGTCTCCACTGCATATAATTTTTTCTTATAACTCCATACACAAAATTTTCTCCATTCTTCTTGGTTTATGAATATATTATGTTTTGTGTTTTCATCATTTTGTATTTCGTGATATTGCTTTTCTGTTATACGTTGTATTTTGTTCTTATCGGCTTCATCTTTATTAAGTTTTGACCCAACTTCTATATTATTCATCATTACTATTATTCAAATATATTTCTGATAATTCTCTCCATTCATCTACAATATATTTTTTTCGTTCTTCAAAATATTCTTCTAATAATGATTTTATCTCTTTATCACTAAATTTCTGAATATTTTTCAATTCAAATATTATATTTTTTAACCAATTTGCATCTGGCGCTTCAAATATTTCACTTGTATCTGTATTAGAATAAGACCAATTATAATATCCTTTTGATTCTAATATTTCTTTCATTGTTATTCCTTTGTACCATAAATCTTTTTTCATAAATATTAATTATTATAATTTTCCATTTCTTTTCGCCATATTCTTATAATTTAACCAATGTTGCCAGAATAATTTAGCACTTTCTCTTACACAATCATGTTCGATTTTAATCCAATCAATTTTTTCCTTCACTTCTTTCATGTTATTACATTTAATCCATCTGTTAACATCTTCATAGAAGTCATAAGGAAAGTCTTCCCATAAAGTCCTACCTTGTGTATAACCGGCTATACGACATCTAACATATATTTTTTTGACGTAATTGTAAAACATTCTAAATTCTTTGTCTTTTGAATCCAAAATTTCTTGTTCATTCTCTAGTTTTGAATATTTGTCTTTATACATAATATTATTTTATATATATTTTTATTAATAATAATAAAATAGTCAGAATTTAGACAAAAATTAACAGAAATATAAATAAAAGTTAAATAATCTACCTAAATTGAATTTTTTATAGTTGTTTCTATATTAATATTGTAACAAATAAATAATATAACAAATAAATAATGAATATGAATATGAATACAGATTCAATGCTTCAGTACAAAGTAAAGAACACATTTAATTCAGAAGTAATTAATGCCACAAAGAAAGTGGTGCTTGGTGCTAAATTTGATGGTTTTAAAAATGTACTTAAATTTTGGAAACCACGTCTTAATGATATGATTAATGCTGATATGAACAATATAGAAATCAATAAAGATTATATTGAAGAAGCAAAAGATACAAGTAGAAAAATGATACAATATTTGTATAAAAATTGAATTAATTTATTTTGTTTCTATATTGATAATATAATGATTAAATAATGAAAATATGAAAAAGTTCAATTTCAATGTAAAAGGTATTTCAATCACGGTTAATTCATGGAAAGGTGAGCCAAGAACAATGGTTGCCAAGGTAAACACAACAATTGAATATAAAGATGAGAAATTGAGGCATTCATTCTTGGTAGAAAATGGTTTTAATTGGTACACAAATGAGTTGAACAAGAAAAAGGTAATTGAAGAGATAATTGAGTTTTTTAAGAATTTCTAATAATTGTAACAAATAAATAATATAACAAATAAAATTAAAGATTATGAACGACAAATTTATTCTTAGAATTACATCAACGTATGTAACACTAGGTGACCTTTACAATTGGTACATTAATGGTGAAGAGCCTGGACAGAATCAAGACAAGTCTATTATCACAGAAGATGGTATTTGTGAGTTGCTTGGTGGTGGATTATTAGATAATTTTGGTGATGAAGATGATAATCCTGATTTTGTAGCGGCCGAAGAGTTCTTCAAAAAGAATTGGAATTATGAAATCCAAGTAACATCAGAGAATCTGGGTAATGTATGGCAACTATCATTCTGGATAAGTAATAAAGAATATATTGTTGATGCATTCAACTATTTTGGTGGTGACCTCGACTAAACTCTTTCAATATTGTTCCAAGGTCCACTACTCCAAAAACTATACTTATATACTTTATTATTGGTCATTATAACTTCAATGTTGTAGTGACCTCTTTTTTCTCCTGTCTTCTCTAATAATACCTTATTTATATATTTACGTACTATATTCTGTCTTTCTACATCATCTTCTATATTCTCAATATTCTTCTTGTATGTTCCTTCTTCTATCATCTCCATTTTCTGACCATACAAGTAATTACAGTTATCCATTAGTTCTTCTTGTTCTCTTAGCTCCATATTTTTCTCTTCAATCATTTTGTCGCCCTTAATCTCACTCATTTTTCCTTCAATGATTCTATTCTCAATCCTGTCAATTTGCTTTCTTATGTCTATAATATTCCTCATAGCTTGCTGTACTTTCCTCAACAATACTTTAGATTCTTCTTCTAGCCTAGCTTTTACATCATCATCTTCTTTTAGTGTCCTTACATGCTCAACTACAACATCCCATATTAGCTTGTCCATAAGGTCTATTCTCATAGTCATGTTTACAGATTTGTCAATGGTATAGAGCTTGTATTGCCCTTTAGCTATATTAGGAGTCAACAGGTAGCCGTTTTGCTTGCAATATAATAATTTCTTACATAGGCATATTTTCTTGACGGTAGTGTGCTCTTTTGTCTTGTCTTTAGCTACTTCTCTACACTTGTCAAATTGTGTCTTAGATATGATTTTAGGGTAATTATAACCACTAATGTCTGACTTTCCACCATAGTATTCTGGTCTTGATAGTATCATCTGTACTTGTCTATTAGCATTATTCAATATTGATTGCTTTAGTTCACCAGTCTCCATTAGCTCTATTGCAATGCTACGTGTGCTAAGTCCACGCTCATACATATTATATATTTTCTTTACTATTTCAGACT